ATACTAGCTATTTCTAATTTTAGATTAGTAAGGAATGAATTATTATAGCTTTGGATTTCTGATAAAATGTCGCCATAAGCACTAGTACCAATACCAATACTAAACTCTCCGTCAGGGAATAACGCCACAGGAAAATCTCCCAAAACTCCTTGGGTAACTTCATCCCACATATCTTGTGTTAGAACGCCACCATTCGCTACCATAGCATCAGATAAGTCATCCATCTTAGAATTTGGTATATACTTATCATAAGCAATATTGCTGATCTTGTTCTTCAACCAATCAGCCGCACCAGGTGTGGTGTAAGTTGCTAAAGTGTTTTCCTTTAAAAATGTATTAGCTTTATCTGGATCTAATTGTCTTAATCTATCCCCTAGTTCTGGATAAGTATAAGCCTTGCCATTAATGTATGTTACCCCTTCTCCACTAACAATAGCCTCTCTTGTAATAGGAGTCCACGCCATAGCACTTTGATCTGCATAAGAAAAGTTATCTGTTAAATTTTCAGTAATCATTGCTGTTTTAATTTGGGCAATCTCACTATTAATATTTGCTGTTTCTGTTTCTTGTAACTTAAGAGCTAATGCCTGCTTATCCTGATGAACTTCTCTAGCTTTCTTAATGTATTGCGACTTTTCTTCTACTGACAATGCATCCATAATTTTGTTCAGGTAATGAAACTCAAGATTTTCTGTTTGATATGGATTTTCTGGATCTGCAAAAGCACTCCAATCACCAGTCTCAAAAGCTAACAAGAGGTCATCGTCTTTCCCAGGTGTCATTGTAGCAAAGTCAACAGCATTATTAAAAATTGATGATATCACAGCTTCCAGTTTTTCATTTTGTTTTTTTACCAAATCATCTCTTTCGCTAGGACTAAGATTAGTGCTCAGCATATCCTGTCTGAGCTCCGCCTCAAGTATTGTCTTTAATTCAGCAACACTATTTACTTGTCCAGTAAGTAATCTTCCCAAACTAGGATCAGTACTGTTAACTATTAATTTAGTGTTTTCTGCATTAACTGTTTTTTCTAACTTGTTCTGCTCTTCTCCTAAAGCTAAATATTTTTCATAAGCTTGTGATCTTAAATCAGATCTTAATTCAGCATATAAGATAGGAGAAACTTCTAACACACTGTCCAACATGGAATCTATTTGACCATCTGTATTACTATAAAAAGCATCTAAAGGAGTATTAGCCTGTAACGCCTCTTGGTATTCGTCATCTATAAGAATTTTACCTAACTGAGTAAATTTTGTTTTCAATATAGATTGGTTTGCTTCGTATAACTTACGTTCGTAAGCATTACCAAACCTATCCCCCATAATCTCTTGTCTTTGCTCTGCATCCAGCTTTGGAGATAGGAAGGCATCTATAGTCATAGGGTTGTCTGGAGAATAAGCAAACTCTTCCGCTGAAACCATAGCTTCTTCTTTGCCTCTGTCAACAGCAAAGTTTTTTATCATATCTAATCTTCTATTGATATCGCTAGAGAATTGTGCCTGCTCTTTATACTGAGGAAAATCAACACTAGGTATGTTGACTGCTCTAACTAAACCTCCAGCGTATGTTGTTCTTCTTGGAGCCATTAATCAATTAATCCTTGTCTTACTTTAGCTATCTTTTGTTTAACTGGTTCAAATAATCCAGCCTGTTCTATGTTGACTAAATCTGTGCCAAAGCCTGTTAAGGCATCAAAAGCACTTGATTGTAATTTAATATTACCAGATTGTTTCAAGTTGTTGTACTCTAAAGCACCCATATTAGTAAGCAGTTCAGCATTAAGATTTGCCATTCTAAAATCTTGCATTCCTTGTCTTAAACTAATAGTTTGTTGCATTAGGGCAGACCCCTGTGTTCCTAATATACCACCAGCCGCCGCTTGTGCTAATGCAGAACCTAATGCTTTATTGGTTTCTTGCAATACACGAACACCCTGCTCTTTGGCATCAGCTCTTTTTTGTGCATATTGTAACTGCGATATGTCAGCCTGTGCATCATAATATGCTTTCATAGCTAGACCTTGTTGGTAACTAGCAAAAGCCTGACCTAAAGATGATGCTACTGATAAAATAGTAAAGAACATTATTGACCTACACTCACTTTAAATTCAACTCCAATTAAATTGAAAAACAATGGTTGTGATTGTGAGAATGTCATCTGTCCTTCTCTATCATATCCCAACATTGGTTTCCTTCTCTTCTTCCCTGTAAAGAAATTTGCCGCAGTAAATGCAAAGTCTTTACCATCTAGGGTAAGATTCTGAGACAAATACAAATTAGCAGTTGCCTCAACAATTCTTTTCTTCTGTCCTACTATATTACCACTTGGTAATTTTAACTCAACTGGTAATGTTGTTATAGTAGGTGTATAGTTAATACCTATCTCAACATACGTTGTCGGTACTGCATCTAATGTTATTGCACCACTTGATACTGTTTTATCTGATTGCATAGCATCATCTACAATAACTTTAACTGTTTCACCTTCTAAGTGATCCAATCCTGTAACTGATGTCGTACCAGGTAATGTCCCACCTGATAGTAGTATAGCACTATCCGTAGTGTTATCATCATTAAATGTTTCTATATAGTATACGTCTGTTGAATCTATTGTTCTCTTAACTACAAAATACATAGTCTCTACATCTACAGCCGCATTAATAAACTCACCATCTGTTGAGGCTAATGATGGTGCTGTAATGTTTTGAGTCTTGAGAATAGAATAAGTGGCTAATGTGCCATTGCTATTAACTACTAATAATAAATCTCCATCTGTAGTAGATGTTGCTTTTCTTAGTGCCATATCTACTGGTGATTGTAATAGATGTGATGATAATAATGATATGTTGTTTGATACATAGTTTAGTTCTACATCACTAAACAAAAACTCTCTAATAGCTTTACCAGCCGCTTGAATAAATATTGTACCACTCTCAACACCTAGAGGTTTAATACCTTCCTTAGCACCTCTTCTTGTTGCACCATTGATAACAATGTTACTAGGAGTGATAGGGTCTAGTGATGATTGAGGTACAAAGAACTCACCGCCCTTAGTAAAGATTTGTAAGTCTCTACCACTAAACAATCCTATGATTGGGTTGGCTTTACCTGTATCTAATGTTGCTTCTATTGCATCATCATCTAAGGCATTTCCTGGATTGAAGTCAAAAAATCTATTGACTCGTGAACCAAACAATGTGTTCGGACGTTCCTTAGTACCACCAAAATATAATCTACCTTCGTGGAATGTAACTGTTCTTGGATACCCTCTTGTTGCTGACCAAGTATCTTCATATCCACTCTCAAGGAACCAATCACCAGCGGCTATAGCGTTTGCATCAAAGAATGGTATCTCGACTACAGCGTCTACTTCACTAGAAGAAACATATTTAATAATCCTTGCTCTACCAATACCATCTGTTGCTTCAATATAATCTCCAACATTAGATGCAATAAAAGCACCACCACTGGTTGAGAAAGTAACATTACCATCAACCGCAGTCGGTGTGAGGTTATGAGCGCCAGCAGTAGTAGTAATGGTAAAAGCATAGCTAGGAACAAAATCAAAAGCAATAGCTGAGATAGTCCATGTGCTATGTGATGCACCTCTAACAACTTTGAATGGTGTCATATCTTCATGCACTAATATTAGTGTATCTACAGACTGTGCATAGTCCATAGTCGATAATACAGCAGAACCTATTGTTGTTGTAAGATAATCATTACCACTACCATTGATGTTTGTTACCAATGCTTTGTCTTTATAGACATACATTCTATTATCAACAAACAATAACATATAGCTTTGTGTAGTAGAAAACTCAAATGCTATAAGGCGTGAACCATTTTGCGGATTAGCGGCACTTGGTATCTCATCTATGTATTGTAATCCTGGTCGTCTTTCTAAACCACCTTGAGGCTGGACAAGAACATTCCTTGCTTTATCTAAACCATTATAATACTGGTTAATATCAATCCTGGATTTCAACAATGGATCAACTTCACCTGTGGTAAAATTAGTTTGGATAGTAACAGCTCTGCTCATAGCATCACCTTACATCAGCTAATGGGAAGTCTACTATTGCATAATTTGGTTTGCCTCTACCATCAATGTTCATAGCTTGACGGAGGTAGCCACCTCTACCATTCTCTGCCATACCACCTAATGATACTGTTCTCCAGTAATCTGCTTTAGTGGTTTGATCGGTAACAGGTTCTGCTAAATGCCATGCCATCATATAGACAAGTAGTTGGACAAAGTAAGAAGGCATTAACCCTTCTGATATTCCTGATGTAATATAGTCTATGTAAATGCTTGATTCATTAGTAGCTATGGTTGGACCACTAGCTGTATATAGTAATTCGTAATTTTGTATTGGCAACACACGAGTAGCACTTGAATTGTATACTTGTAATGGTGTACCACTTACCGCTGTTGAAGGTAAATCATATTGGTATGACCACTCGTTAATGGGAGTAGTTGAGGACCTTGCTAATTGTACTTTGGTTAATGCGAATGACCATGGGTACAATGATAATGTTTGCTTCTTGATTGTGTCGTAGATATTGTTGCATACTGTTGCGGCATCATTAGTTGTATCGGAAAATGAAGATATAACATCTGCACCTAATAAATTCAAGGCTTGATTACAGATTGTAACATTTGAATCACCGCTTGCCATTATGCCCTCATAAAGTTGAGGGGACCGAAGTCCCCTCGGTTAGTAATTAGTCAGCATCCGCAACTGATAGAGCTGTTCCATCAGATACGTCAACAACTGTTCCTGTATTTGATAATACAGTTACTAGAGTTGATGTTGGTACTGAACTGTCCCAAACATGAATTAAATCGCCAACTTTTAATACGCCAGCGGCTCCATTGAAGTAGCCTGTTGTATTGATATC